CCGGATTATACGCAAGATCAATTATTAAATATACTTAAGAAAGGCAAATTAGAATGATTAAATTAAATGTTAAAGGGATACAACAAGTTTCTACAAAATTAAAAAAAATAGAAAAGAAACTTGATAAAGTACCTGATGAAGCACATAAAGTATTCGTTGCTAATACACCTATCAGAAGTGGTAATGCTAGACGCAATACAAAAATACAAAAAGATACAATCAAAGCAAATTACCCATACGCTAAACGATTAAACGAAGGTTATAGCAAGCAATCACCAGATGGTATGGTTAAACCTACTATAGAATTCATACGAAATCGCATCAAGCAAATTTTAGCAGGCAAATAAAATGGCTGAAAATATTGATGTCAATGTAAATGTTAATAGTTCACAAGCACAACGCAATTTATCTAACCTTGACAAAAGTTTGTCAGGTGTTGCTTCTAGTTTTGCTAAGTTACGTACAGCATTAGGTGGATTAGCATTTGGATCATTTATTACTAATGCATTACGTTTTGCTGATGGTATGCAAGATGTTAGTAACGCTACCGGTATTGCAACTGCTAACGTATTAGGTTTCAGTCAAGCAGTACAACAAAATGGTGGAACTATTCAAGATGCACAAAATGCATTATTAAGATTTGTTCAAACCATTGGTGAAGCAGCGGATGGTAGCGCACAAGCACAACAAGCATTTAAAGAAGTTGGTGTTACATTAAATGATTTAGCCACTTTAAGTGAAAAAGATTTATTTAATAAAACAATTATTGGTTTATCACAAGTATCAGACAAATCTAAACAAGCAGTATTGTCCACTGAATTACTAGGTAAAACTTTACGTGGTACTGAAATTGCAAAATTAGCAAATGATTATACTATTGCTACTATAAATGCACAAAAATATGCAGGTGCAATAAAAACTGGCGCAGAAGTACAACAAAATCTTGAAGGTGCCATTACAAATTTACAAACTGCATTGCTTGTTGTATTGAGACCTATAGGTGAATTAGCAAAAGCAATTACAACTAATATAGATTCTACTGTACGTTGGTTAAACGTAATTAAAGAATTATTAATTGTTGCTGCAGGTTTCTTTGCATTTACTAGAATTATTGGAATATTAGGTAAAATGAAAGATGCTGCTGTAGGAGTAGCAGGTGCACTTAAACAAGTTAGCAAAGATTCTAAATTTTTAGGTGGATTTGGATTAACATGGAAAGATATCACGGTTAAACTTGGGGACACTTTACAAAAAATGAAAAAATTTGTAAAGGAAAATAAAGAACTTGCTCCTATCGCTGAAACAGTAACACGTGGTATAAAAAGAGTTTATGATAATTTAGCAAAATTAGCAGAGTCGGCTATTGCAGCCACCGTAGCATTTTTAGGTTTATCAAGAGCATATGATGCTTTTAAAGCAGGTGCAGAAGATTTTAATAAACCATTAGTTATTGTTGGCGCTGGCGCGATGGAGATGCCAGAAGATTATTTCAAAAAAGGTAGAGAAGCACGTAGAGAAGTAATTGAAGCAAATCAAAAATTAAACGATAGTCTACAACAAATAAGAGCAAACTACGAAAAAAATAAAGAAGCAACTGATGCCGCCGCTGCTAGCGAAGTCGCATTTGCAATGATGGCTACTGATATTGCTGACCAAATCAAAGCACAGCAACAAGCATATCAAGATTTACAAAATACTATTGATGAATTAATACAAAAACGTAATGAATTATCAAGTAAACAAACAGAACAAAAAGCATTGATAGATAGTGAAATAGAAGCATTGCAAGCACAGATACCTGTTGCTTTAGAAAATGCGCGAGTGAGGGTAGAAGCATTACAAGAAGTTCGCAATGCACAACAAGAACTTATTCGTCAAAATGAATTATTAAAAAATCAATTAGAAAGTGATCTGCAATTAAATCAGTTGCGCGATCAAATTGAACTAATTGGATTAATGGGTGATAAACTAGAAGATGCACAACTAATAATGCAAGTTTCTCAAACTCTTGAGCAAGAATTATTAGAATTGCGTAAACAAGAATTAGATTTAATTGCACGTAAAGGTCAATTAACTGAAGAACAATTTAAAAAAGAATTAGCACAAATAAATGCTTTACGTACGGCTGCTAGTGAGCGTGCTAATAAAGAATTAGAAATACGCCGTGAACAAAAAGAAAAAGAACTTGAATTAGAAGATAGTTACCTAGAAGGTGTAAAAAAAGCCATAGAAGATATGGCTGATCAATTCAAACCAATCAACATGGCACAAGATGCTATCAAAAGAGGCTTTGATCAAATAGGTGATGCTGTTGAGCAGTTTGTAGAGACAGGTAAATTTAACTTTAAAGATTTTGCAAGAAGCGTACTTGCAGACCTAGCAAAAATGTTAGCAAAGGCAGCATTGTTTAAAGCATTGTCAGCAACATTAGGATTCTTTGGATTAAGCATTCCTGGACTTGCTGAAGGTGGACCTGCGAAGAAAGGTCAACCCTATCTTGTTGGTGAAAAAGGTCCAGAATTATTCGTACCTAGAGAAAGCGGCACAGTTGTACCTAATAATAGAATGAATGATACTGAAGGGTCAAGAATGGTCAATGCACCTGTGACTAACAATTATATCACAAACAATATCAACGCATTAGATGCAAAATCAGTAGCACAATTGTTTGCTGAAAATCGTAAAGCATTATTAGGCAGCGTGAGAACAGCAGAAAAAGAATTACCATATAGGGCATAACAAACATGGCAGGCTTACAAACAATAGTAAACAAATGTGGTGGATTGACGATCAATCGTAGAAAGGTAGTGGGACTACAAGTCACACGCAATGAAATACCTCGCGTGACTGTCACACCAACTACGCAACCATGGAAGATGACGTTAGATATGCCTAGCAGTTTGCGATATTATGATAATCGTGATCTATTAGAAGCATTAGATACGATGGATCGCGTACAGCCAGAAGTTATAAGTTTTAGTGATAATGCTTGCATTAATTGGATATTCAAATATCAAGGTGACTTGAGCGCAGGTCAGATCGCAGGTATGCGTGTACAAAGTTTTGTTGGTAATCAATTAATATTAAATTCATTACCAGTAGTGCCTGCTTCACGTATAATTTTTAAACCAAATGATTTAATACAGATAGGTACGAATCCATATCCATTTACTAGCACAACTACAGTAACAAGAGGTACTGGTAGCACAGTTACAGTTACAACTAACAGACCTAATATTATCAGCACAAGTGTAGTAAATGAAGGTATCACTGTAGGTAATGATTGTGAATTTAACATGTTTTGTCCAAATATGCCAACATACAAATTGATACCTGGTGGTTATGTAGGTAGTAATGGCACAACTTTAAACAATGCATTGATAGAATTTAGTGATAGTTTTGAATTATATGAATATGTAGCGACAGCATAGGAATAAATCATGGAAATTATACCAGAAGTCATTGATGCGCCAGAAATTACTACAGGACAATTTGTCAAATTAACTGTTTATAATAGTTATGATGATACTGTTGCTGGTAATTTCACTATTGGTCAAACTTACAAAATTGAAGATGTAGGTAATACCAATTGGACTAGCATTGGTGCTGACAGCAATAACAGTGGTGTGATATTTGTTGCTACAGGAGCAGGATCAGGAAATGGCACAGCGGCAAATGTCACGTTTTTAACATTTAGTGACAGTTATACGGAACAAACATTACCACAATATATAGGTAATACTATAGTTGCCAATTATAGTTATAATCCTTTTGGTGGTTTGTTAACTGTAGGTGCACAGAATCGTGAGTTGCGTGTGACTAGTGGCGATACCAGTATAGCAATAAGTGGTATCAGTGGCAATAATATGAGCGTGATATTAGGTACTGAAGGATTGATACGTGGCAGTGAATTAGAAATCATACGTGGTTTCTATAATGCTAATATGATATTGACAAACAATTATACTAGATTTACAGGTATAATAACTAATTATCAAATCACAGAAGAACGCGATGGACTAGAAGATAATTTTACTATCACATTAAGCGCAAGCAGTTATAAAACTGTGTTAGAAAACAGAATTGCAGGAAGAAAAACAAACAAGGAAAGTTGGCAATTCTTTAGTACAACAGATAGTGCTATGAATAATGTTAATAGTATTGCTGGTGTTAGTTTTGACTTTGGTGCTGATCCTAAAACTAAAATACAACCAGGCTATGGTGGCGGTGGTACACCGGGCGGCGGTGGCGGCGGAGGTGGCGGTGGA